GGGGGTAGACGCCCCCACCCTCTTGGTGAACACCGAGGACGACACGGCGAGTGTGGAGGACTTCGAGCTGCTGATGCCGGACGGGCACTGCGAATGCTATGCCCTGTATCTGGCGGCAGCGCTTGACGCTTACAATCAAGACAGTACCCTCTACGCCAACGACTACGCGCTTGCGAACCGGGCAGTTGAGAACGCCATGGCATGGTGGAGAAGAAACAATCGGAAAGCGAGCCTCGGCAACTGGAAGGTGTGATGACGAGTGCCGACGACATTTCAGCTGGTGGAGACCACCTTCCCAAATGGGGAAGGGAAGAACACACAGGAGCAGATCGAGGGGATCTATGACTACCTCTTCGTGCTGCTGGAACAACTGCGCTACACGCTTTTCAATCTGGACGACAGCAACGTCAATCCCAATGCGATGAGCGACTTTATCAAAAATATCCGCGAACCGATCTACGCCAAGATCGAGGACACGAACAAAAACGTGAACGAGCTGAGCATCACGGCAAAGGGACTGGCAGCGCGCATCGGCGACGCAGAGGGCGACATCACACAGCTCAGCGCGCGGGCAGACGGGCTCGCGGCCGAGATCAAAAACGCCAAGGGCGACATTACCCAGCTCGGCGCGAGAGCAGACGGCCTTGCCGCGCGGATCAGCAGCGCCGAGGGGAACATCACGCAGCTGGGCGCGACGGCGGACGGCCTGAGCGCGCGCATCAGCAGCAACGAGGGCAGCATCACGAACCTGACGGCGGACGTAAACGGCATTCGCACGCAGGTAAGCGGGAAAATCAACAGCTCGGAGGCGCAGACGCTCATCGACCAGAGCCTTAACGGGATCACGCTCTCGGCGTCCAGCGATACGGACGGGACGATCTTCAAGCTCATGTACGACGGCGCGGTGCTGGCGAGCACCGGCTCGGTCGACCTCTACGTAGATGCCGTCAATGTGTACGGCGGTTCGATCCGCATTCTGGACGACGACGGGAACAGATGCGGAACCATCTATTCAACCTACGCAAGCTCGGCAGACACGAAGATCGAGATCGACTCGGACGCGATCGAGCTCGGTGGCGACGACGGCAGTGTGTTCATTGGCTCTCGATGGGATCGGAGCACAAAGGCGTACTACGCTTCCATCGAGGTGGACGGATACTCGCAGGAGGTGCAGATCAAGGGCGACGTCATTCCGAACGCGGACGCGACCTACAGCCTCGGCAGCCGGAATTTCGTGTGGGACGCGATCTATTGCAGCACGGACACGCTGAACGGCTCGGATCGGAACATCAAGAACAGCATCGAGGCGCTGCCGGAGAAGTACGTGAGCATGTTTGAGCGCATCGAGCCGAAGCGCTACAAGCTCAACAGCGGCACGAGCGGGCGCTTCCACACGGGATTCATCGCGCAGGAGGTAGAAGCGGCGATGCAGGAATGCGGCATTGACTCGCAGGAATTCGCAGGCTGGGCGAGGGCACAGCGCGAGGACGGCAGCGAAACGTATTTCCTGCGGTACAGCGAATTTATCCCGATCCTGTGGGCGAAGGTACGCGAGCAGGAGAAGCGGCTAAAACGATTGGAGGGGACGACATGAATGAGAAGATCAAGCAGGAAGCGACGCATGCGATGCAGCTCATCAGCATGCTGAACGTGAACGGTGAGGCGGTGGACGTGGTGGCGGCGGCGCGGCAGGCACTTCGCAACATCGTGACGATCTGCGACGCGACGGAAAGCGAGGGCGAAAATGAAACTGCCTGAGATCGCAGCCTACGCCAACCGGCGCATGCAGCAGGAAAAATTCGGCGGCATCAACCACACGTTCGGCGCGGCAGGCGGCGA